TGCCGTATCCGTAGTGGAGAGTCCACCGCCTTCGTTCTGAAATAACTGTGCCGCTTCTTCCGGGGTTATCGAGCCAGAAGAAAGTTGAGTAGCGGGTACTTCAATTGCGCCGGGGGTGCCGGCGGCAACAGAATCCCCTGCAGCATTAACATAAGTCGTTGCACCGCCGCTTACTCCATAGAAACCCGCTAAAGGGTCACTCGGATTTGTTATAACAGCATTCGCGCCTTGCACCACCGTTTTCCCTGCCGAAGCAAGTTGCGCGACGGGGCCTGTTCCCGTTAGGCCATTGACCAACGCCCCACCAACCGCAGCGATGGCTGTGATTGTCCCAGCCGTTTGTGCTTCATTCGCGGCCTTTGCTTTCGCCATATTTGCGCCCGCCTCCGCTGCATAAGCGTTCTCATTTATCGCGCCTTGAATATTTACAAGGCTTGTGGCCAAAGCTCCTTGCTGCGCGCTGCTTTTTAGAAGATCAAGCGCCGATCCGCTTTCGGTAAAACCGGCGCCGGCAACGTCCGCCTGGGTCGTGCCAAGAGATTGCGTTACGGAGCGTGCGGTCTGTGTTTCTTGAATGCGCGTCGATGCGGCCGTGAGCTGAGCGTTTTGTTCGTCAAGCTGTGCCGCGGCGGTATAACTCGTTGCTTCGGCCGCATTACCCTGCGACGTAAAAAGCGAGCCTACCGCGCCACCGAGTGCTGTTATTATATCGCCGTCGCTCATCCTATAAATCCTCTGTAGAGATGAAACCGCCTATCGTCACCACTGTCGCGGGGAAAGGCCGCGTCGTAATCCACATAAGCATACTATCGTACGATGGTGTATCCTGCAACGATTCCCTTACAATGCCAGAATACATTGACAGATATGGTGGCAGGTTGCCCGAAGGCGAAACAATCTTAACCGGAACCATGTTCTCCGCTCCGATGCCGATCTGCACGCCCAGCGAATTAATCAGATGGATGCCATAGCGGGCCGTTTTCTTTTTCTTCGCAAAAGCCGGGCCGTTTTTTGTGCCAGTATCAATCGGCATCATCGGGCGGCAAAGCTGTCCCTTCGACTGATAATTTAATCCGATCACGGCCGGTATCTTATATTGCACCGCTCCGGCAAAAACCGTTACCGAGTTACTGGCAAACGTCGATGCCTTTGGTTGCAGGATATTGAATTGGGGGGTGTCGAACGTGTAGCCGGTGGTGTTATCCTTCGTGCCAAGCGGTACTGTGATCTGGCCGTTTTCGACAAGATAATCGCCGCAATCCAGTCCGGCCGCAAACACCGTCGCAATCTTTCCGTTCAAATATGTCAGCCCATAAAAAGTCACCGCATTATTGGTGAGCAATGCCGCCTGCGGCGTTACGGCCGCATCAAGAAACCATGCCTGTGTGAGCGGATCAGTTTCATCCATAAGTGGCGTCAGGCTCTCCACATAGCGAATATTGGTTGCCGGGTCATTCGTCACCATTGAAAGTGTATCGAGGATATTTGCCGTATTGGTCGAAGGCCCGACACAGATGCTTTCCACTAGCCGGCCGGAACCGAGGGGGTGTTGATGCCAGGCGTTAAATTCAGGTTTTTGATTTGAGAATAAACTGACGCGGCGGTATGTCGTGCCGACCAATGACCCATCACCCATGCGCGCCCAAACCACCGGCGCCGGCTCTTGCTGGTAAGCGAGTTCCTGAAACCCGCGCGCGCCAATATGCCGAGCATAGGTTGTCAGGTCAGGCCCATAATAACGTTGTGAAAATACATCGGCCAAGTATTCGAGCAGCCGCCGCGCATATTTTTGGACAAAGCACACCGTCAGTCCGGTCTTTACTGGCAACACATTCGCTGATCCATATTTTGTCGCCGGGGATTCAAGAATACTCGAAGGCGTAATCGGGCCGCCGTTCGTTCCGCTATTGAGCAGATATTCGCCCTTGGCCGTCATAACCATGATCCCGGTCGATAGCGGTTCCATATTTAAAATCTGGTCAACGCTGTTCGAGTTGAAGGTATAGGTAATGCCGTTGCTATCCGTGACGGTGCCGTCGGGCTGAGTGGGTGACATGATGAAAGGCGTATCCGGCTGGCTGCTATCAACCCGGTTCGGTATGGCGCCACCGAACCAGAAACGACCGCCATAATAGCAGCCGCATGTCGGCCAGCCTGTCGTATTGCTCCACGCGCCGATCCTGAAAGCAGGGCAAGGCGTGGTGTAAAGCAGATTGCCGCCTTGAAGCTGCACCGATACCTGGTTAGGCGCGGTCACAGATGTAATCGTCCCCCATGTCCACACCGCTGCCGAAGTGCTGATCGACCAATCAGTCAGTGATATGTCCGGCTGGTTATTCGTATTGGAGCCAACGAGTGAAGTGAAATAGGAACCGTTATAGGAGACGCTGTTACCAGCCGCATACGTTGTGCCGGCGGCCCAGGCTTGCGGTGCAGAAAATAACCGTAGCGCGCGGCCAACATCAGTCGAAACAAACCCGCTTGTGCCTATCGAACTGCCAGGCGCCAATGCCTGCCAGTTTGTCGGAGATGTGCTTGGCGTATTTCCGGCGTTACCGTTCGTGAGTGAAAAATAATCCTGACCGTTATACGTCACTAAAACATTGGTGCCGTACACCGTGCTACTAATCCATGCCGCATAGCCGACGACAACTTGAATTACGCCACTAAGACCGCTCGGCGTTGCAATGGCATTCGCCGGCGGATCAAGATAAGGCCCATCCTGAAACACCGCTGCATTATAGGAAAAAACCGCAAATTTATTTGATGTAGGAAAAGACAAAACTTGTAATGCCTGCGGCGAAACAGACGTATGCAGCAGCATGGAAAGATTCAACCCTTGAACCGCGCGCAGTGAGTGCCAGTCATTACCCGCTACCGTATAGGGCGTTATTATCTGCGCGATATGATTCACAGTCGGAGATATGTTTTGTATGACGGTGCGCAACGCCGGAGAAGCACTGAGCGGCCCATCTGATATCGGGCCGGAACTAAGCGGCCCGTCAAAGGAAAAATTACCACCGCTAACGATAGCAAACATCGAAGCGTTTATCACTTGACCCGTGATTGCGTCAGTAACGGAGAACGTCGTATTGGTAATCATCGTCAAAACAAACTGGCGATTCAGCAGCAGATTTCCCGCTGCCGCCTCCGCCGGATTATTAAATGTAAAATATACCTCATCCCCGGTTTCCCATGTAACCGCCGTTGGCAAAGTGAACACCGCAGGAGAGCCATTTGAAACCGCTGAAACTGTTTGACTGTCATTAGTTGTAACGAGGGAATTGCCGTTCCAAAAGCGCAAAAAGCCATCGGTAAATTCCATGTTATAGGGAGACGTTTCCGAAAAATCGAAGGGCAACTGTCGACCGGGCGCGCCATTGCGAGTTGTCCCAAGGAACTGAAAACCGGGGCGGCGCGGCGCAGCGCCTTCATCTACGATAAGGATATTTGACGCCTTGGCCAATGACGTTTTATATTCCGGCCGGTCAAATTGCCCCTGCGCCCACTTACTGATCTCTCCACCTAAAAAGGAGGTCTGAGCATAACTTGCATCGCCCATTTTTTACCTACAATCTGCACATTATGTAGTCATCCTCCGGCGGTTCCGTGACGCCGACTTCGATTCCGTTTACAGTGATCGCTTCGTTTCTGAATTTTATGTAGTCATTATTGATCGTCTGCTTTTTCACGTTCGAGTTGGTAATTGCTTCGCATGTTTCAAGCGCGATGCGCGCGGCAAAGCATTCGGCAAACATATCGTCCATGTCGCTCACTTTCACCACGTCTGCGATAAAGCGAAAAATAATCGGCGTAGCGCAGGATGAAAGAAGCAGTTTGCCTTCAAACAGCCAATCTTCCTGATTATTATACGCCGGGCCGCCGAGGAAAGAATATAAACCCGCCTTCGGGTCTTGCGGCGCTTTGCGCAGATAGCCGGCCGGAAGGCGAAAAACATTTTTTGTCAACTGCTGCGACAGCGGGCCGAAGCCGATAGGATAGACAAAATTAAAACTCACAAGTGAAGCGAAAAGTGGAACCCACATACTTGAGCTGACAGGAATCGCCGGTGTTACCGTCCATGCGTTCGGTATATCTAAATTCGCCCAGTTGGTTCCATTATCGGTAACTGGATTATTGTTCAGGTTGCCACTGCCGACTGATTGATAAATAAAACCATCCGTGCCGGTCACTTGATTATTCACAGCGTAAGTCTGCGTGGCCACCCAGTTCTGCGGGCCGGCTACAGGTATATGATTCGTGTTCAGCGCGATAAGGCTGCGCCATTGCTGGCCGCTGTAAGTTACCGTTTCGTCCTGCTGATAAGTCGCTGTCGCGCTCCACACATCGGCCACGTTCGGCACTTCCGCATTTTGGTTTTGCAGGGACAGGTAAACATTATAGGAACCGTCAGTGTTTTGAATATAGACGAGATCGCCGGCGAAATATAAAGTGCCGCCGGTCGTGTCATAGACATCGGCCGTCATCGAGCCAAAATACGCATCCCATATATCCGTCTGGTTCGGGTCATTGCCGATATTATTTGCTTTATTGGAAATCCAAAGCTGGCCGTTCGAATCGGCCACGATCGAACCGGGAAGGTATTGTACTCCGGCATTCCATAACGCGGGCGACAAAAGAAAAGTCGTAGTGTCGATCGGGCGCAAGACAGCGTGCTTGATTGCGAAGCGCCAATTATTGCGGCGCAGTTCAGCTCGCCGGAGCTTGTCATAAGCGAAAGTGATTTCAGCGTTTTGTATGCTGTCTTCGGCCGGGTTTTGAATGCGGGTCACGCCAAGATGCTGGCAAGCACGATTCGCAATGTCTAAACTATCTATGAACGACATATCAATCCCCCAGCATCGGCAAAGATTGCCGGATTTGTTTTAGTGTAGGCGCGGTTGTCCGTATCTCCTGCAACGTGGGGCTTTGCTGCCTCCGGCGGGTATTATCCACTGGCGCGGCTTGCCACGGCGCTATGCCATTATAACTTGATAGATTAATTGAAGCGGCCTGTTGGGTCAAGGCAATCGACGCAAAGAACCACGATGCGGTAAGAGAAAAGACCGGAACCGCTGGGGCCAGTGCAATCGCACCGATAAAATCTTCCGCCTCAGTGATTAAAATCGTCGGTGTCGCCGGCGCAAGTGCGATACTGCCGCGTATTGACGGAGCGGAATTACTGGATAATGGCGCGGAAGAAAGAGGTGCGAGACTGAGCAGCATTTACTTTTCCTCTCATAATCCGATCAACCATGCTGTCGCTCCTATAATTGCCCCGTTTGCAAGTTCAGGATTACGGATTACATTTGTTCCCGGGGTGAACCGGCCTGATATGTAATATGTCACGCCCATCAGTAGGAACGTGGCGCTATATGCCATATGCCATAATGGTGTGCCCGTAAACCAAACTAAAAACGCATAGTATGGCAGAATAAGAGACATGCGCAGCGTCATCATTGCCGTTCCCCACAGCTTGCTGTGTGTCGAGCCACTGCCGATCGCAGCCCCCCATAATGAGTCCCACCCGAAACAGCACCAGAACCACAGAAGAAGTGTCGAGCCAACAAACAATTCCGCGATACCGAGCGAGGTAGCGGGCATGAACAGAAAAATATTCATCAACGCAAATCCGCTCATGGATAGCGGCCGGCCGATCGCATCCGACGGGATCAGACCGTCAAACGCGCCTCCGCGCGCCCGGTTAAGAAACGCGCCAAAGGCCATCATGAAAATCAAAAATGCGTAATGCATAACTTTCCTTTAATCCGCTACGCCGTTATCAGCCGCCCGCGAAGGCGCTGCCTGAGGCGTATTACCGGCGGCAATCCATGCAAGATACGCGGCATAGTCACTGTTGGCCGGATTAGCCGGGATGAAAACGCCATCGTCCAGTCGTTGAATAATATTAGGATTGTCAGTTAGCTGATACATAACTATAACTCCGATGACGCTGCCCAATTGATACCAATGATATTACCTATAGCGGTGGAGGCGTTGCCGGTGCACGTAACGGTGAAAGATTCCTCCCCTATACCGAAAGTAGTAGTCGCCGAGCAATCGACGCCCGCC